TGTGAGCAATGTCCTCAGAAAGACGAAACTCAGCGGTATTTCCGTTGAGGTTTGCAAGGTCTTTATCAACGCCTGCATAGTCTTCCATCATTCCGATTGTATCTTCGACCTGAATCTTTTTTGACTTGGTGGGCTTAACTCCCTGATACAACTTACGCCAAGTCGGAGTAGGGATATCCGCACGAATAGTGGAACGGTGTCCGGTAGGAAGGTTGCCCTCTATGATAGGAACATCCATAATGATAGGATTGCTCTGTGCGAGGAGTTCACCAACATCGGCGATAGACCCATCGGGATCAAGTCCCTTTGCTACGTTGACAAGGTTGGGATATTCTGCATCTGTAAGTGGTGCAAAGGCCATTTTGTGTCTCCTTAACTAACTGTTAGTTAGCTATGTTATTTTTCTTGGGAGGGGAACATGCGCTGTGCGGTAGATTTTTTAGCCGCAGGGGTGAACGTGTCACCTTTAACGAAGCCGCCTTCCCGCACCATCTCACCTACTGACTTAAACACTTCCAGTATCAGTGGATGATTCCCATATCCTGTTTCGTTTAACATCTTCCGCAGACCTGGATTACTCTTCTCTAGGTAGCCAACCCCAGAAACGGCAAGAGATATGTTCGCTTCTCCAGCCTCACCCCATTCTGCTACTTTAGCTTTACCCTGTTCCGCGAGTTCATCAAAAGCCATTACGTCTCTTGCCGATCCCCAAGTCTGCATTTTTGCTACGACTCCATCAAACTGTTCTTGAGTGAGTCCTTGCTCGTGGGCGAATTGCCCCATCTCAGGTGGAACTCCCTCTGGCAATGTGTACCCGTCAGGAGCAGGAATCTCAGGAGCCAACTTAGCTTCAACCAATCGGTTTGCTAAGTCTTCCAGAGAAGTCACCCCTTTAAGTCTTCCATTGGCGAGTAGTTCCTTTGAGAGTCCAACTAACGGGTTAGTTACACCCGGATCTACTGGTGGTGTAGTAGGTTCCACTGGTGGTGTAGTAGGTTCCACTGGTGGTGTAGTAGGTTCCACTGGTGGTGTGGTAGGTTCCACTTGTGGTGTAGTAGGTTCTACTGGTGGTGTTACGATTGTATCATTTCCGTCTGCCATCTTCTAACTCCTTTGCCCTTTTTAATAGTAATCGAGGATAGAGTGTTGAGTCACAATCTTCTAGTACCCCTAAGAAGTCATGGAACACCGATCTTCGTCCCTCTAAGTAAGTCATTTCGTGAGCTTCTTTAACGTAATTATTACCGTTAAAATTGGAAAATGTCAAGAAGTAAATTCATTTACCTCAGAGAATCCTTCCGTTTCTTTTATCTGGGTAATTCTAGCAAGCAAAAGGGTATAGGCTATTCGACTCTCTTCCTCTACCCACTTATCATCCTCAGTTACATACTCGGCTATATTACTCTTCACACTAGACCCCCAAGCCCTTGTTGATCCACTAGAGCCTCGGTCATTATCTGACCAGTCTCCGCCCTAGTTTTCGCCATGCCAGCTTCCGCAGGGCCAGTCTTAGCCCCCATCTCGGCTTCCTGCATCTTTTCAGCCTTCTGCTGTTGGGCTTGTTGTGCCTTGGCTCGATCCTGTCGGATCTTCGCTACCTTCTCTTCACTGTTAAATATACGACGAGTAGTTCCGTGAGCATCGGCGTACTCATCAATAGCCACGTCAGTGTCAATCTTGTCCATGACCTCAGGAAGCATTGAGGCAGCTTGACCTACAAAAGCTAGCGTCTGTTCTATAGACTTCGAGGCTATCAACTTCTGAGCCTGAGCAAGTGGGGACGTGAACGTAATACTAAACGGACTAATCATGTCCTTATACTCGTCCGGTATCTCTGGGAATCTGCCATTACGTAGATTTATGTTAAAGCAACGTGTTATCATTGGGTTAAAAACTCAGGGATAAGTCTCTCTACAACAGACCCTAGCCTTAATAACTTCTCACCTTCTTTAACCTGAACCTCGGCTGCTTTCATAGGTGAAGCATTGGGATCTCTGGACGCAGTTAAGAAGATATCGTTGAAGAACTTTAACTTAATCCCCATCTCTACTCTTTCGATCTTGTTATCAATCCCTTGATAGTTAAAGGCTCTAGCGTATAGAGGAGATATCTTATCCTGAGGATTCCGATAATAGTTCTTTGAGCCCGGGAGAGATACCAGCTTACCCTTCATATACGATGGAGCGGATAAGGGTGGGTCAACATCTTTATGCACCGCCATCCTTGACGCTTTCTCCATCTCTTGTAGCCGTTTTATCTCAGGCAGAGCTTCCGATCCGGGGCCAAGGCCATACTGATCCTGACCTATAGTTTCCCATCTCCCTATTGCTACTGGAAACTCATAAAATCCTGACACCTGTAGCGGCCCTTGTATGGCACTGTTGGTATTGGCGTACTGCATCATCGCAGCCTCACCAACTCCCGCAGATCCTACCTCCCAGAACATTCTCTTTATTGGCTTGTCTTGATACTTGATAGGTAAAACGCACTCAAGGACAGCGATAAACTTCTTGTCCTGTATGGAACTATATTTTCTACTATCTGCCTAGTACTAAGGGACACTCTACCTTTTCCGAATCTTTCTATAAGATTTCGTGGGGTCATAAACACCATCCGATAGAACTTGTCGGGTCTTCCAAGATAGTCAACTGAGAATACGTACTCTCCAGCCGTTAATAGAATGAACTGAAAGGGCTTATCCCCCGCATCCGAGTCAACGAATACAGCCATCGTACCAAATCCTGCTACCTCAGTTATAGCTGAAGAGTTCGTAGGATAGAAGTTGGTGTCCTGAAAGTCGGTAGCAAGTACCTGTTGAGCCTCGTATATCCAGTCTTTAAAGAATCCAATCTTATTAAGACTCTTATCTTTCCAAGCGAGTTCAAGCCACGGACGACTGGAAGGTATAAGTCCTCCCTGTACCCCAGACGTCAAAACGCGCAGGGCGTCCCGACCCACGGTATTAATAGTCTTCGGGGAGGTTAGCTTCCGCTTTTGTGGGGTAGATAAAGTACTGTATATCCCCCTTCCCGGTAGGAGATAGTCGCTTATATCCCTCCACTCCGCCTCCCACTCAGCTCTTTCAGCCTTTAGGGTAAGGTATTCTGCAAGGCAGCTAGCCATGGTATACTCTTTAGTCATCATATCACCTTAACTAACTGTTAGTTACCTGTCAATATTGATCGAGAAGTGCTTGGATCTTCGGAATCAAGAAGAGGAGAGGTTAGAATAGTGCTACTCCTGCCTTTTTTACGAGCCTCATCGGCTGCATACTGGGCTTCCATCTTATCCTTCAACTCTTGAGACTGTTTCTCCCAGTCAACATTAGCCGCATCCGTTCCTAATAGCGTAGGAAGTTTGGAGGTGTACTCCTCGTTGCTGCTCTGTAACTCCCTCAACTGGTTCTCGAACTGGAACTGGCTCTGCTGTAGCATCTGCTGTGACTGCATCTCGTACTGCTGCAAGGAGTTTTGAAATTCCATTGAGTTGTCAACAGGAGCTATGTAGTTTGGTGGGGCTACCATTGACCCGCCTTTTGATCCCATCTTTTAACCTCCTAATACGGTTTCGGAACCACCTAGCTCTGTCCCAATAAGTGTAGGGTTTCGGCCAGGGGCCGTTCCCCTCGATTTAGAAACTACTTTTTGCTGGGCTTTCTTCTTATAAGGATCTTGGTAAGTCCCCTCTCCTCTCTTAACTGCGAAGTCCTCAAACCCCTGAGGCTTACCTATGTCAGAGAAAAGAGCTTCCAAAGAAGCGTCATTTTTAGGCTCCCATATGCCAGAAAAGTAGTCAGATATCCGAGCGGTCTTCTGCTCATCGGACACTTCATACTTAATCCCAAACAAGGAGGCGTTTGACCTCTCACGATCTATCTGCGAGTTAACATAATCAACAGAAGCCGACTCTGCATTTGCGCGGTCAGCCAGCATAGAGTCCCGATTATTTGTTTTAGTGTTCAAGCTCAAACTTCGCAATCTTCGCAGCTTGGGCGGTCTTCTCCTCCCCTACAAGTCTTTCCTGCTCGGCCTTTAGCTCCGCCATCTGCTTCTCTTCGGCAGCTTTCTGGACGGCAACTTTCTCCTGATAGGCTTTTTGCTGGTCAGCATACCTCCTATCATAGTACTGCTGCTCGGTAAGCATCCCCGGCTTAGTTGGGGCAGCACCAGCCTTGTCGTAGTACTGCACATTAGTATCGGGGCCTGTTCCGGGCATTGCTTTTGGAGCTCCACCGCTAGGCCCGTAGCTAAACCCTCCCGGTTGCAGTCCGTATGGGTTCGCCTGTTTTGCGTTATACTCTGCAAGGGTCGCTGGCCTCGGAGAAGCTCCCCCTTTACTCCCATATACCACCGGTTGTGCTGCTACGTCAGCCGCATACATGGCGTTTGATCGGGTGTTATATTCCGTTACCTGTGTTGCGTAGTCCGAAAGAGCATAATCCGTGTTATCGCTATAGGACTGCATGTAGCTCTGATACTCTGGAGAGGGAGGTGCTGGAGTTGTTTTTGATGATCCACCCATAACTAACCTGTTAGTTGAGTTTTTATTCTTTTAATTGTCATTACTGCGGTGTCAAGTTCTCCGTGGTAGTAACAACCTTCATGTATCTCAGCAACTCTTTCGAATCCACACTTACGAACGTAGAGAACCGCCTGACGATTCCGGGCAGGAGTTAGACCTACAAGGGAAGTCAGGTAAGGTTCGTCAAGCGATTCTCCACTCTTCCACTCAGTTAAAACTCTATTAGTTATCCACGATCCTAACTCTATAGACCTCTTAAATGAGACACTGGGTTCTGCACTAAAGTGTATAAGCCCCATCTT